CTGATATTTTACGGTTTCATAATGAGACTATCCCGTATACTTCCGAAGAGTTAAAAACCGATAAACTGCCGAAGAAATCAATTTGGTGGCAAGAGAAGGAGTACGGCCCGTGGCCTGTTAATATTGAGGGCTTAGACATGTCAACTGATGGACAATCAGCGCGTCCCAAGCTGACGGTTGCTAATATTGACGGGTTAATCACAGCGCTATGCCTGAGATTTGATGATATGGTTCAGGCAAAGGTCACAATTCACGATACCTTTGCTCATTATCTCGATGCCACTAATTTCAAAGACGGAAACCCAACCGCAGATCCTGAACAAGAGCGAGTGCAAGTTTTCTATATTGACAGAAAAGAATCAGAAGATGATGAAGCGATAAAGTTTGAGCTTGCCAGTCCCGCTGACTTGCAGGGATTGAAGATCCCAACACGGCAGATTCATAGCTTATGTGAGTGGTGTGCAAGGGGCTGGTACCGAACCGGCAAGGGGTGTGACTATGCTGGTACACGTTATTTTGATGAAAACGATAATCCGGTTGACGATCCCAGTAAAGATAAGTGTTCTGGTCTGTTACCTGCCTGTCAGTCTCGATTTGGTAAAGATGAGCCTCTCCCGTTCGGCGGGTTCCCCGGTTCAGCACTAATCAGGCGATGACGACATAAGTTAAATAACGCGGTATGATAATTAACCTAATTTATTGAAAAAGGAATTAATGGTATGAAACGTAATATATTTTTTGTTTTGATGACGTTGATTTTTTCATCTTCATGCGCAATAGCTCAGGAGAAGTATTGGTATGAAGGATGCCCTAAATACTCGCAAGAGAGATTGGAAGAGCTGACTGAAAAAACAAAAAATACCCCTGTTAAATCGGTTAATGAATGGCAGGAACATAGCAAAGTAGAAATAGAAGCTCAGATGAAAAAAGCCGAATGTGATTTATATAACTTAAAAGAAGCCAGGAAAGCGTTGGAAAGTAGATTAAAAGAGGTAGACGAGGAAATTAAGTAAATTACCATGCTATTGATTATATTTTAAAGCATTGAATTGAACCCGCATATGTCGGGTTTTTTATTACCCGGAGTCGCGTATGCATAAACATATTATTAAGGCGATCTTAGCTAATGCAGAATCAGAATACCCCAATGAATGTTGTGGTGTTATAGCTCAAAAAAGCAGAATAGAAAAATATTTTCCATGTCGAAATTTAGCAGTAGAACCCAAAGAGCAATTTCATCTTAACCCCGTTGACTATGTAACTGCTGAGAAATGGGGAACAATAACGGCGATTGTTCACAGTCACCCGGATGCGACAACGCAGCCGAGCGAGTTAGATAAAGCTCAATGTGATGCAACTGAATTACCGTGGGTAATTGTGTCATGGCCGGAAGGAGATATTAGAACGATATACCCACGAGGCGAATTACCGCTAATTGGTCGCCCTTTTGTACTGGGTCATACGGATTGCTGGGGGCTAATCATGAGTTACTTTAAACAAGAACATGGCATTAAACTAAATGACTATCGCGTGGATTACTGCTGGTGGGAAAATGGCAATGAGAACCGCTACTTAGATAGCTGGTATGAGTGCGGATTTCGCGAGTTCAGCGACGAACCTAGGCCGGGTGACATGGTGATCATGCAAGTTTCCGCCCCTGTTGCGAATCATGCTGGTATTCTTCTGTCTGATAATATGTTGTTGCATCACATGTATGGACAACTTAGTCAACGTGTACCATACGGCGGTTATTGGAAAGAACGGACTGTGAAGACACTAAGGCATCGGGAGTTCTGTAATTAAAACCAATAATCTATCTGAGGTTAATTATGGCTTTTATTGATGTACCAATGAGAACGGTACGAATGTACGGACCTTTAATTAAGCGCTTTGGAAAAGAATTTAAATATAAAGCGTTGGATGTGAAAAAGGCAATTGATGCTATGAGATGTCTACTGCCGGGTTTTGAAAAATATATGATGGAAGCTCATAAGAAAGGACTGACGTTTGCAATTTTTTGCGGCGGTAAAAATATCAACAAAGATGAGCTTGATATGACGAAAGGTACTGACGATATCCACATTTTGCCTATCATTATTGGTAGCAAGCGTGGTGGTTTATTTCAAACAATATTAGGAGTCGCACTAATCGGGGCTGCAATGTTAACAGGACCCGCAGGGTGGGCGGCTTTTACTGCTGCTGGCACTTGGGGTGGTGCCTTGGCTATGGTAGGCGCATCAATGGCCCTTGGCGGTATTGTCCAAATGCTTTCTCCCCAAATGCCCGGTCTACGAATGCGTGAGTCCCCAGACAACAAACCCTCTTACGCATTCGGTGGTCCAGTCAATACGACAGCGCAAGGGAATCCCGTTCCTGTCTTATATGGAACGCGAGAAATTGGCGGAGCAATTATTTCAGCCGGGATATATACCGAAGATCAACAGTAATACAATGCAATAGATATATCCATTTTACTTTGGTATATTTTAGGCGGGCGCTTGAGACTATCTGTCTCTAGCGTGCTGGAGCGGATAGAAGAAAGCCCCAAATGATCTTTCAATCAATTTGAGGCCCATCTTTATGCTTAGCAACATAAGATTAGCCTCTTACGTGCCAGAAGGCAAGGGGACGCTAACTATGAAACAGCAAATTATCGCCATCGTTATCTGTGTTGCCGCTTTAGCGGCTGTACTTATCACGAGAAAGGACCTCTGCGAGATCCGCATCCGAAGCGGAAAAACAGAGGTTGCTGTTTTCATGGATTACGAAACCAAGTAAGAGCAACGGCGGGGAGCAATCCCCGCCATCTCTTGTTGTTGAGCATGGCTCTCAAGCGCCTTATCACAACTGTTAATTGCTACCTCATCATTTTGTTTTTAACCAACCTGCTTCGGCAGGTTTTTTTATGGGTGAAATATGGCAAAAGTAATCAAAGGGCGTAAAGGCGGTGGCGGTAAGCAACGAACTCCAGTTGAGTCGCCGGATAGCATCCAATCAATATCCAAAGCCAAAATACTCTTGGCGCTTGGGGAGGGTGAGTTTGCTGGTGGGTTGGATGGTACAAATATTTACTTAGATGATACGCCAATCGCTAATGCAGATGGGAGCTTGAACGCTTCGGGTGTTAAATGGGAATTCCGCCCAGGCACCCAATCACAAGAATACATTCAGGGAATACCCGCCGCTGAAAATGAAATCAGGATAAATACGGAACTAAAAAGTGATCATCCGTGGATACGCGCGGTTTCGAATACCAAGTTATCAGCCGTTCGCTTACGTTTTGGGTGGCCCCAGTTGCAGCGTCAAAAAGATAACGGCGATACTGTTGGTTACCGTATTGAATATACTATTGATCTTGCTACTGACGGTGGAGCTTACAGAGAAGTCTTAAAAGCGGCGGTTGACGGTAAGACAACAACACTGTATGAACGTTCTTATCGCATTGATTTACCAAAAGCCACAACTGGCTGGCAAATCAGAGTACGCAGACTGACACCCAATCAAAATTCAGGGCGATATGTTGATAGAATGTTTGTACAGGCGATCACAGAAGTTATCGACGCAAAACTTCGGTACCCAAATACAGCGTTGCTCTATGTTGAGTTTGATTCAAAGCAATTCCCCGATATCCCGAAAATTAGCTGTAAGCCCAAGGGCCGTATTATCCGCGTTCCGTCAAACTATGATCCAGTAACACGAGCTTACTCTGGAATATGGAACGGGACATTCAAGTGGGCGCACTCAGATAACCCAGCTTGGATTTTCTATGACATTCTTTTGTCAGATGGGTTTGGTCTGGGAAATAGAATTAATTCAACGCAAATCAGCGAAGCTGAGCTATATCGTATTGCTCAGTACTGCGATCAGCTTGTCCCTGATGGCCGGGGTGGTAACGGCAAAGAACCTCGTTTTACATGCAACGTTTATATTCAGTCTCGCAATGATGCCTGGACTGTATTAACGGATTTGGCTGCTATCTTCCGTGGAATGACGTACTGGGGGCAAAACCAGTTTGTTGCACTTGCTGATATGCCACGCGACATGGATTACATTTTTAACCAGTCAAATGTGATTAACGGGAAATTCGTCAATTCAGGAGCAAGTGAACGAACTCGATATACTACAGCTATGGTTAGTTGGTCAGATCCAGACAATCACTATGCTGATGCTGTTGAGCCTGTATCTGACAATGAGTTAGTTCGTCGCTACGGTGTCAATCAAACAGAGATCACGGCCATCGGTTGTACTCGTCAAAGTGAAGCCAATCGGCGCGGAAGATGGGCTTTGCTGACAAACAGTAAAGATAGTGTTGTCTCGTTTGGTGTAGGTCTAGAAGGACAAATACCCTTACCCGGCTATATCATTGGAATTGCTGACAGAAACCGCTCAGGCCGTATTATCGGTGGGCGCATTAGTGCCGTATCAGAGCGCAACATCACATTAGATAGAGTAGCCGAGGCTAAAGAAGGCGATCGCCTGTTAGTTAATTTACCCTCCGGTAAATCAGAAGGTCGCACAGTCCAGGCAGTTAATGGCAAAGTTATTACTGTCACCACTGCTTATTCAGAAACACCGGTACCTGAGTCAGGTTGGGCGATTGATGCTAATGATCTCTTCGTTCAGCAATACCGGGTTACAAGTGTGCGTGATAAAGGTGATAACACATTTGAAATCAGTGCTGTCTATCACGATCCCGATAAGTATGACCGGATAGATACTGGTGCAAGAATTGATGAGCGCCCGATTTCTGTGATACCGCCCGGCGTTCAAGCCCCACCGAAAAATATTACTATCAGTTCTTACTCTTCAA